CCCGATTGCACATAAGTTCCGAGAAAATTTACAAACGGATTTACTATATTACCAAGTATAGTGCCGTATATTCTTCCTTGATTGGCATATCTATACACTCTTCCGGCAAAATATTCTGGCTTGGTATAAAATGGCGCTCCAATATAGACTGAACAATTGTTAGGACACATGTCTAACGAAGAACCAAATTTAGCAGAAGTAGTAGCTTCTTGTCTTCCTAAAATTTCAATTAATTGAAAATTATTCACTTCCACTTCAACAAACTGGCCCCCAGGTAACGGATTAGTGAATACTATTGAATTAACAACTTTGTTAAAATCTGTGCCTTCTACAGCATCCACGCCATTAACTGTAACTCTGTAGGTGGTTCCAAGAATTCTTTTGGGTACAAATGTCGAAGTGCCGCCATCGGTATAAAAACCTTCTTTGACTCTATCATACACAAACGCCGATCCAGCATTTACTTTTCCATCAACAGTGACGTTTGGTGCACCTACCACTATTTGTGCGCCATCGGTACTTGATTTTACCGTTTGGCCAAATGCACCGGTATTTCCAGCCGGAGCATTGATGTTCGCCATCAATTTGAAATATGTAGATTCGTTTACTGATACAATATCAGTACCAGTTTGTGATTGGAAATCAATAACTCTGCCGCTTAAAGTAAAATCAATATCCGGCACATAAATTCTACTTTGTCCGGCAACTCCTAATGTGTCAATTGATTGCGGTGTATAGTCTAATACGTAAGATGTGACTGTAATTGCACCCGAACTAGTCACACTTGTATTCGAGTCCAACGTGAATGTATCGTTATCTAATATTGCGGTAACATTGGCGTAACCAGAAATAGCCAGGCCTGATGTTACATACACATTGACCTGTGGAGATGTATTGAGTGTACCAGTGGTTGTGGTAGAAGTGCTAGCTATATAGTTGAAAATATTTGCACTAGTAACTGAACTTACTAGATAAGAGCCAGATGTAGAGCCTCCGGATTGTACGTTTGCCCAAATTGGCTGTCCCACTTTAAGTCCGTGGCCGGTCGCGGTGACTGTTACAGTAGTTCCGGCCTGACTGTACGTCCCCGATGGAGTTGTAAAACCGTGTGAATTTATACCAACAATAACGTTAGATGTTGTTTGATCGTATGTACCTGCCAGTTTATTCACAATTGACAATTGTGAAGGTAAAGTGGTTTTGTTAAATGCGTAAAAAGAGTCGGCTCCGGGCGCACCTACGTACAGCCATTTATCATCTCTAGATATACTAACACTGGTACCAAACTTATGATTAGCAGCACCGGTTGGTACACGTAAGGCAGCAATAAAGTTCGTTCCAACAGTTGGGTCGTAGTTGTAAACAAAAACCAAGCCTCTGTCGGCCAGCGTAGACGGCGCACCAACTACAATCACACTGCTACCAATATCTAAGCTTTGACCAAATCCAGCTGCGTAACTGACAGCCGGTTGAATGGTGGATGCTGGAATGAATGTGGCGCCTCCGGCTGTCCTAGCAAATAGACGAACTAAACCTTCAGCCACGCCCGGTGCGCCGACAACCAACGAAGTGCTGTTTTCATTAAATCTAACAGACGCACCGTACTCACTGCCAGATGCATAATCTGATGATCCTAGTGCTAGGGCGTTGCCTCCTGACCATGGCTCAATTTTTTCATAAACTTGCCAATCGCCGTTATTATCTATCCATATCTTGTCTTTGTTACGCCAGTAATTTGGGGGTTCTGCTGTAATAACTCCTGTTATATCAGAAGCTCTTACACTGGTCAACAAGAATATTATTCCATTGCCATAAACCTGACCAATTTCTTGTATCAACCCAGCGTTTCTTGCGGAAATAACGTAAAAGGAATTTGAATCAAATAATTCGAATACTCGATAGAATCCATCAAAATCTGGATCAAAATTTCTAAATGCAATTATGTCCCCTACAGAAAAAGTATGGGGATCAAAAGTTGTAATTTTAATTAACGTATTAAGATTATATTCATACCCAGTAACAAAGTTTCCAGTTTCAGTTACCCTATAAACGTTCCAATCGCTATTGAAATCTTTAGCCACCCAGATTTTATATCCGTTGCCTATATTTCCTAGTACGCTGTATAATTCTGCATAATTTTGCAAATCAAAAATTGTTGCGTCAATATCACTTTGATTAACATATCCAGCACTGATTGGCTTGAACTTATCGTTCGGCGTTGTTTCTGTGCGAATAATTGATGGGTTATAGTTGTTAGGACGTCTATATAGATCTTGTGAGTTGATACCAACAATCTGGTCTGGCGCAGTTTCGTTGTTGTTGAGTAGTACCAGAGTATTAGGATCTCTACCAAACAATTGCTCATCTAAAGTAATTTCAACGTAATCGTTACTATCAATTGCTCCGTACTCGCCCACACGTAGTCCCCATTCCTCGAATGTTTCCAAGGTACTGGTAAGATTACTAAGTTCAACAGTATTCAGCGCACCTACTGCATTTTTTGTTCCTTTTTGTTTTATATAACCTTGATAGAATTTTGTTTGTGTTTCTATATCTAGGCCAAGGTCTGTTAAATAATTTCTTTCTCTAAACCCAATTAAACCATTACTAAACTGATTTAGTGTACGGTCAGCAGGTTGATTATTGATGTCATAAACGTTTTCTAATATACCAGCATTATAAGTTAAGTTTTTTAATAATCCGGTTTTAATACTGTCTTTTTCTATTTCTTGCCAGGTGGAAGCTACAAAGTCTGTACTGGCCAATACGTTTTGTAGTGCCACATAGTATCTGTTTTTAAACGCAACCAGTGCGCCTTTTTTGTAATCTTTGCCTGTCTGCCATTCTTCGACTATATCGTTATTGTATATAAATCCTGGAATATCCAGTTGCCCGTTCCAGTTGTCTGTCTTGTTGCCTACTACTTTTAATCTGTACTGTCTATTTCCTAACTCAGGCTTATAGATAATATCATTGAATAATGTTGTATTATCAAAAATCAAAGCATGCTCGTACTCAACTACATTTAACTGTGCCAGCCCGATGGTTTGCTGCGATGTTACTCGTAATCTAAATTCTGATCCTGTACGATTTACAGTAAATTGAGTATTTTTTACGATATTAAAATTTTCGTCAAGTATTTTAGTACCAGTCGCAGAATTTTCAATTTCGTCTACTGTGCCAACATCATTGATTATATACAGTTGATCAATAACAGGACTAAGAATTATTAAACTTCCAGATTTCCATCCTTGTTGAGACCAGGTTAAAAATTCCCTAGCACTGAGCACAAAATCTTGCTGAACTTGCAGGTCGGTGTTAAACTGATCAAATCTCATTCCTTGACCAACCAAGTATCTTTCGTAACTAATCAGAAAGTCAACTACCTGTTGTTTGGTGTTAAATTCAAAACCATATGGTATTTTAATCTTATAGTTTTGAAAATCTTGATATATTATACCTGTACTATTACCTACTTGAATTCTAGCTAGGTTGTTATTTGCCAAACTAGGTATAATATAGAAATAAGGATTTTCTAAATCGTATCCATTGATTGTATAGCCGGCCTCACTCTTCTGTACTATTACCGCACTGTAACTAATTCTGCGTGTTGGTGTAGACTTACTTAGATATATTTGATAATTTTCGTCCGGGATAATCACACTCTCGTTGGTGCTAGTAGGACTGCTTTGTTCTGCTAATATCTTAACATATTTCTTATCTGTATATCCGGCCACTTTGTAGCTAAGTCTTACGTCTAACCCGTTTAGGTAATCTTGAATTTTAGTCACAGGAGCTGCATAACCAAGTCCGGTTAGATAATCTGTGATCCAGTTGATATACCCAGCAGATCTATTAACTTGTCCCAACTGATTGAGGCCATTGATAGTTATAGTTGTTGGTGTGATTCTCTGTAAGTTATCGTTAACCACATACTGATCTAAGTTGGTATTCACGTTGTAACGATCAAGATTCAGTAGAGAACCAAAATATACACCAGGTTTAGTTAATGCAATGGCTATTTGAATTACATAAGGAAATTCGCTGCTTTTACGCCATGCGTTTTCAGTAGGCCCAATGTCCCCTACGCTATAACTGGTGTTTGCTTTACTGCTTGTAAAGTTTAGGACTGCAAATGATTCAGGGCTACGTAAATTACCAGCATCATCTACTGGAATAATATCTGTTAACCCAGGACGAGCAAATTTACTGTCAAATCGATCTTCGCCATGGATGTAACCTGCTTCTAGGTCTTCCCAAAGAACTAGATTACCGCCGGTGTACGGAGCAGGCCCATATCTATCTTCCCACCAGTCTGGACGTTTACTAAACCCTAGCATTTCCCATGGATTAGTATGTGGTCTGTCTGTATCATAAAAATAGCTGTAGATAGCTCGCCATGTACCTGGTAAATTTTCGTTTCCAGGTAATACATCTTTAAAGTTTTTATAATTCCAAGTAAACGGATTATTGGCATTAAAAGTAGAGTTGGTAATATAATCAACTCTGTTTGTTCCTACCCATTTTAAGAAGCTTTGTGTAAGTACGCCGTTCCATTCCTGTAAACTGTAATCAACGGTTCTAAATTTACCAGGTATGTAATCATAAACATTAAAGTCACTTGCTGTATAATCTATTTTAATATTATTATAAATTCTACGTTCTAACTCTAGTAGCAAATCATCTCTGTAGTCACCAAACGAAGGAGTGATACTACCATCGTGTCCTCTAATAACTACCGTAGGAGATAGATACGTATTATCAGTAAAAATTTCAGGAACATAACTAGGATATAGTCCCAACTTACTAGGTGTCTCAGGAATGAAACTGCCATCAGTATTACTGTAATCATCAATAACAAAGATATCGTTATACAGTTGTACAAATGATTCTTTTAATTGAATTGCTGGTCGGTCTTGTTCAAATATAAAATCTTTGTCTTTGACTAACTGTTGTCTATCTAGTATTACAGGCCGATTATTATTATCTAGTACAATATTACCGTATTGATCCTTTTTGGTAGTGCAGTAGTAAACTAATACTGATCTGTTTGACAACTGCTTGTCGTTAAAAATATTTGACAATTCATATCGACGAAGTTGTGGATTGAGTACACGGTATTCAAGTGTTTGTTTTACACCCCCGTAGCCCACCATGTCGCTGTAGTGCCACGGAAACTTAGAGTTTTTAACTCTGTTAATTTGTTGTAGCAAAACATCAACACTAGTAACTATATTGTTAATGTCAACTAAGTTTGATGATACTGCCAATTCTAAGAATTTATTCTTAAATTTGGTATATTCTTTTCTGGCGTACTCTATTCCTTTGATAAAATTAATGTTTTTATCTAATAAAAATAAATTACTGTAGATTACAGGCGCAGAGTGTTGCAAAATACTTCCGCCTTGATTCTTGATAGGCAAATCTCTAATATTACTAACGCCCGGAACTGCACCTACCACAAGGGTGCTATTACTAGCAATTGTACTCAGGTGATTTCTCAATTGTCCCAGGGTCAGTGTTTCAAAATCACTATTAATACTATTAAGATCTAAATTTCTTGGTACTTCGTAAAATCCAATTTTACTTACACTCTTGCTGTAAATCTTAATTGCAATTAAATCACCGTCAGTCAATTGGCCAATGCTAATTCTTACTGCGGCTCTGGCGCCAACATTTACAATTGCATACGTGGTAGGGTCTAGTATTACATTATTACGATATACTATTAGTGTAGGTACTCCCATTGTAGTTTCGGGTAAAATATCAATTACAAAATAATTTGTGCTACCATCAAAAGTATAATTAAAAATTTGATACTGCTTACTAGGTTCAGATGTTTTGTTCCAAACATTTTTAAGATTATACGACTCAACACCAGTATTTTGTCTCAGGTAATATTTGTTAATGTTTTCTGTTGTGGATCCAAACGTTTCGTAGTTGAAACTATCGTTATCAAAATTATTATCAAATTGTATATCGCCGACGTTATTGAAATTTCTATAGGACAGCGGAAATCCTAAAATGTTATCGTTGGCTCCTGATCCAACTTTATAACTAAAAAGTGTTGTTCCCACAAACGTACTATTTAAAAATAATGTATTGTCTATTAGACTTACATTATTCTCTGTTACAACGTCAAATAATGGTGCCTGATTAACTGTGGTCTTTTGTTGCGATTTAATCCAAACATTACCGTCAAAATGATATTGATTATTTTCAACTGTCTCAGCCAATGAAATTACTTTATAAGCAAAAACGGTTGTTCCGTTTACTACCAATTCACCTGTTTCTACTAGATGAACTCTATAGTCGGGCAACAGTTCGTCATTGTTAATATCAATGATTTCGGCGGTAAAAATTTTATTACGAGTTAATACATCAGTGTCAGATGCAAAAACTATTCTATCACCATCGTTAATAGTAAATTCTAAGTCGTCTACAACTACCTGAGTGGTTATTGCACTATCTGCTAACTGACCTTCTACTTGCACCAGAGCGTTTAAAACTGTATCTAGTATAATTACATTGATGGCATCTTTGGCTTCTACCCCACTATTAAACAATTGAATATTAGGATCAAATTCAATGATTGGTCTTAGCGCACGTTGCGATTGATTTACCGAAGAGATCAAATTGTTATACTCTGCGGCGGCGTTAATTACATCAATATGAAACCATCGATTGTTTCTAGTCCATGGATTTCTATCAATACTGGAACGATTAATTGTTATGTGATCAAATTGATCTTCGTACTCTGCATTTTTTATTAGTTGATCTACCAGTACCAGGGTTATAGCAGTACCAACACCTTCAACAAAATATTCTTTATCTCTGTATAGTGTTGGTATAACATTTTGATCAAAACGTACTTTAAGTCCATTTGTAAACTTAACTCCATTTGGACTGGTATATGCTGTTTTACCTATAATTTCGTCAACGACATCAATCGTGCCACTTATTGGATCAGTCAATTTAATTCGGCCGGCAAAATTGCTATCGCCACCATCTTGATAATACAAATACAAACTGCTAGCAGTTATTGCTGGCACTTGTGTCCAATATCCATTTCTACTAATGTAAAACTCATTGTTAGCGTTTGTAGCGCCTTTACTGATAAACACTTTTTGAGTAAGTGCAGTGATAATCTGCGGATTGATTAATCTAACAATTTGGTTTCCGTTATCGTTAAGAAGCTGGATAGTCCAAATGCTATAACGCAAATTTTGCGGCACCAGACTGGAGTTTTCAAACTCAACAGTGTCAAGAGCTTCAAAATCAAATATCCCGTTGCTAGTCCAAAGATCTTCTGCGTTTGACTGATCAAGAAAAATAACTTTTTTTCCTTGCCAACCTGTTTGAATACCATCTAGTCCGCCATAGTTTTCATTGATCACACTGACCATACGATTTTGTATCTGATTGTAAGGTATATCAAGTGCAAAATCTATAGTTTCAACTAATTCAAGACTGGCAAAATTATCCTGAGCAGTAGGTGTCGGAACACGGAACGTCACTGTACCTACGTCAACTCCATTATTTGTAACACCTAAAATTTCTCTGCTTGATGTGTTTGGTTGGTTGCGACGAGTACCGGAGATTCCTGGATCACTTTGAATGTAAAACGGGAGGCCAGGCTGGTTGACTACAAATTGATATACCCCACCATGACATAATGTAATTTCGGGGTTAGTAGAATTGCCGTAACTGGTGAATTTGTAACTGCCGCTACCGGAGTCTCGGGTAACTGTAAAAGTATCGGTAATCGGGATTCCAGTGGCCAACACGTCAACAGTGTCCGGGCCATCAGGTAACCAATAGTATTGATTAAAATTAATTAGTTTATCAAGATCAATTAGTCCATTATAGCTATAACTTTCGTTTCTAAATAGTCTGTCTTGATCGTCGGTCAGTCCACCAAAATATTCAATTTGTTGGAGAAGGTCGATATAACTTCCAAAAAATTCTGTTTTTCCAGATTTATTTGTAGAAACAACACTTGGCTCTAATTGATAGTTTTGTCTTAAAACATTTTGTTCTGGAATGTAACTATCTGATGGTTTAGTGGTTGGTGCAAATCTACGCCCAATGTACCCGTTTATTTTTTGTAACTCAGGACGAGATACTAACTGATCTAATGTGGCATTAAGAAACTTTTTATTTGTATCAGTTCTAAAGACATTAGGTAATAAATTTACAGTTCTAATATTAGCCATTAAACACTTCCTGCGCTAGTTAAGCTCATTGTTTGATTTATTTGTACGGCGGTAATCGCACTTATAATTTCAACATCATCTACTGTTGCTGCACTTATTAATATTTCGTTTGCTTCGGCATTTATTTGATATAGGTTACCAAATCTAACTGCACTATCGTTTGGCACAATAATCACGCTGGCTATATTAGGCGATAGCGCAGAGTGCAAATATGCTGACAATTCACTAAAATAAAAAGTTTCTCCAAAATCCCAATTGGCTATTTCGAAGTAAGTGTTAATAGCACCAATTAAATTGGTTTTTATATCGTTATCACTAATAACCACATTGGAATTTTTAACTACTTTAAATTTTGCCTGTAATGCAGGGTTGGCTCTGCTTCCAAACAAGGGTTTAAATTGTACGCTATTGTAAACTATGGTATCACTTAATGTTTTAAAGTTTTCCAATGAAGAATATTCTATTTTCAATGATTCCGTGGTCGGTGGTGTAGGTTCTTCAACCACTCCGCTAGTGTCAGTTACCCAGGCACTATAATCAGTGGCATATTGTTTTGTAAGAATATATAAATCCATTATGTTATTAGGACTAGGATCAATTCTTCTATAGTTAGGACTATTATGTCTATACTGGAAGTACAGTCTCTGTCGACCTACATAAGCAGTAAGATCAGTTCTTAGAGAAGTAGTTCTTAAATTTCCTACCACAACCAATTGATAAAATACACGTTCACCAGTTGCATAAAATAATTGATTATTTTCGAATAAATTTGCATTTCTATCTATATCTGCTTTTGTGCTGTACACGCTGATAACCAGACTATTATCCAGCGGCTCTGTGAAAATAAACCTATTAGGATCTGTTATTGTCTGTAGGTACACATATTTGTATGCACTGTTAACAGATGGTGATACAATATGCTCAAATAAATCAGGATTGTCTGGTACTCCGTCGGAGTTACTGTCAGGATACGTTACTAGAATTCTGCGACTACTTTGATAACCGTCAGGTTCTACAATATTTTTATACACATACCATGTTTGATCTGTTCCCAATGGGAACAAACTGTCTGGCTGTGTGTTTACTTTTAAAACTTTGATCTGATCATTTAAAGTTAGTCCGGTACGGGTATCGTAAACTTTCACTCTTTCATCAAAATAAAATCTTGTTTCTAGTTCGCTTTCGAAAATATAATTAATCCCGCGATAATTTACTTTATAATCAAGACCGTTATAAGTTACACGTATCAACCAACTGCTATCAAGTCCTAGTCCGTTTGTATCACCTGCGTTGGTTAAACTAAAATTGTAAGGATCGTCACTACCGTTTAAATCCTGTTGATCAATAATCGCCCAGGCTTGATTGGTTGCATCGTATCTTAAACCAAAGCTGTTGTAGGTTCTAATGTTATCGCTTATACTGTCTACCAGAGTTTCTGTGAGTGCATTTTTAAATTCTGGAATAATTTGATCTAGTATTGCGCCGTCAGGTATAAAAGTGCTCAGTGTCACTACCGTGGTTTCGGTCAACATAACTCCGGCATAGATATATGTTCGGTCCCCTTCGATCGAAGGAGAACCTGTTTGAATTTGATTTTGGGCATCAAAATATTTGCCTTCACCGGCATTGAACTTGACCAATGACCCTACAGTAACATATTTTAAATTATTAATTGTTTCTGGTCCAACAATCAAAGGTGTTACGGAATTTACTGCGTTAAAATATCCCACAGAGCCCGACGATGCTGCGCTAGTACTGGTCCATTGAATGTCTGTTTCTGTGTATCGTGGATATTTGGTATAATATAAATGTGTCAACTCCTGAGCACTTAATAATGGTATAATTCTATTATAGATAATTCCTCTAATTTCAGTGGTACTTGCCCACGTAAAAGGAAAACTACCAATAAAATCTTGACTATATAACCATCCATCTTGTGCAAAAATGTTTGTACTAGAATATTTTCCTGTTACATCTAATACATCAAGATATCTACTTACACCAGAACTACTACGATTAGTGGCTTTAACTTTTAATATACTAGGAAATTGAACATAAGGGAAAATATTATAATCTTCACCGGTGATCATTCTGTTTTGTGTGTAGTAACTTTGAGGTGCCTTGGTTCTAATTTCTTCTAGAGATTCTCTAGAAACACTGTTTGCAATTGTATAGTTTAAACTTGCACGAATAGTAAGCGTTTCGATTCTTCCAGTTCTACTTTGATATGTAATAGGTATAACTATATCCTGCATTTCATCAGGAGTAATTTTGTAAGTCAAAGCGTTGCTGGTGCGATAAAATAATCTAAAATCGCCTTGCGGTATATTGGTAAATGCGCCGTCGCCGAATACTAAATCAATTTGATCATTGGCTCTAGTTGCTACTTCATATAAGTTACGCTCTTCGGTGTTGTTATAAATTACGTTAACGCCGCTGACTGCAGGTACTTGAGTCCATAACAAATCTTCGTCGCCTTGACTGTTTAATTTGTATAGCCAAACATCTGTATTGTTAATGTTATCAAAATTTATACTAACAACACGATTAGGTAGACTGTCGCCCACGCTAAAATCTTGTGAATTTAAAACACCCTGTTTAAAATGTATAAAATATCCAGTGTTATTGCTCGAATTTCCTAGATTGTCGTTTCTATATAGAAAATTAAAGAATCCGCCAGTGGCCGGAGCAGGCTCATACAAATAGGTTTGGTTGATACTGGTAGCACTTATTGCTTCAAAATTCATTCCGCCGCCATCTACTGTACTGCTAAATCTAAATACAGGATTAGTACCAGTGGTTAAATTTATAGAATATTCATCTGTTTGTATACCGTTAATAGGTTGGCTGTTACCGGGTTTTCCAATGATTTGACTGCTGGCCAAAGCTGCGTCAAGAATCGCTGTAAATTGTTCTTGCCACATGTCGTTGGTACTATCATTCCAACTGATAACCAAGTTGGATAAGTTTAAACCATTTGAATCAAAAACATTTTCTGTCGTAGTAACACTGTCAAATTTGAGCAAGCCCGACGCGGTTATATTTCTTTTAGGGTTGTAGCTAATTAGTCTAGCTAGTTTTAAGATACTGTCTCTACGTTCAGCAGTATCAATAAAGTTTTCTCTAGCATTGATATCTGTTCGAAACGCTAAACTCTGTCCCAAAAAGGCAACAAGATCAATTAAAGCTACAAATTCTGAGCTTTCAATAAAATCGTTAAAATCTTCTGGATAGTAGGTACGGATGTAGTCAATCATTGACTTGCGTAGCGTTTCAAAATCGTAACTTTGAAAGTCAGCTTCGCGGAAAGTCTGATATACTGTTTTCCAATCTTGTTGTACCAATAAACTTGTTTGACGAGTAGTAATAGCCATATCTATGCCCTGTTTTTGTATTTATTTGGAATAAAATATGGGTATTTTATTCGTTACGAGTCAAAGATCTGGATCTGTTATCGAAGTTTAATACTAAAGTTTCAAGTTGATTATTGGGAATATATGATAGTTCAACTACTAGTTGAATGCCGTGATCAAATTGTGTGACCAATACATTTGATACATTAACTCTAGGATCGTATCCGGCCACTGCCCTAACGTCGTCTACAATAATTTGTCTAGTTTCTTCAGTAAGTGGCTCAAATAACATATTCCAAATATTGCTGCCAAAATTTGGTTGCATAAGCTTTTCGCCTTTGCGTATGTTGAAGTGATTATATAGATTTTGTTTAACCAATTCAAAATCTATCACGCGGAATTTTTTATCGCGATTGAATGTACTAAAACCTTTATATACTGTAGCCATAGTAATATTTAACCTTTTTTAGGCGGTGGTGTGCGAGATAGAGGATATTGCAAGTGCGGAGGATCAACTGGTCCCAAGAACTGTAATCCATATTTTTCAACTAGTCCCAGCTGAATCAATTTGTCAACTTCGTTGGGTTGTAGGTCAATAGCTAGTCCACGACCATGCTGTCCTGTATTTCCTCCCTGGGTAGGAATACTTAAACGTCCAAATCCTGGCGTATTGACTGTAGGAGGACCGCCTTCTCTTGGATATTTTCCTCCGGCTTCTCTCCATGCATTGTAAAGCTTTAATTGATCTTCTGCAGTTCGAATGGTACTGTTTACAGTTAGTTTTCTACCAGTTGCCTTTTTATACTCCATGGCTGCTCCGGTAATTGCAGCTCTAAATGCTTCCTGTGTTTGCAAGAATCTTTCCTTGGATCCGCTGCCTGTTCCCCCGCGCATGAAGTTAAAATAATCATCGGGATTTAAATTCATTGCTGCTGCATCCTTGGCCGCTTGGGTCATTCCCAATCCGTCTACTCTAGAGATTGGTCCTGCACTACTTGCTCCCCCTGGTGCAGTGGTCTGATTGCCATTTGATAGCACATCAATGGCGTATCTACCGCGATTAAAGTAAACAGCTCCTGTTGACCCGTTTAGTTCTCCTGCTGCACTATACCTCCATTTTCTTGCACCAGCTGCTCCTAATAAGTGTGCAACACACAACATTCCGGCCACGGTACATAAATCATCGTCGCCTTTTATTCCCTGTTGCCCGTCTATTTTTTTAGTTAATAAATTGTAGTTTATACCCAATAGTTCGTACATTGCACTTTCTTGGGAGGCTTTGTTGTTTAAAAATTCAGAATCTGTTTTAACATTTTCTTTACCCAACCATGCATCTGGTTGTTTAACAGCAGCAGCTTGGTATTGTTGATAGTAATCTTGTTTAATATACTTTAAATCTACAAAATCTCTGGCTGTAATTAAATATCGGCCTAGACTATTCCCTGTTGATCTGTCTCTAGCTGCATAGTTAAATTTGCTTTCACTATACGCCATTTGTGCCATTACACACTTAACTTGATATTGAGTTAAAGTTCCTATGCCCCCTGGAGGATTGGGCACATCGGGCTTACTTAACCATTCTCTGGGCATTGGTAAAGTGACTGGCTGTGATGCTGCTTGTTTGGGACCAGGATCGGTCTCTGCGGCACTGGCTCGTACTGGTTGTCCTTTACCGTCGGTGACTACATTGCCATTGGCGTCTTTTTTAACTGGACCTTTGGGTTCGCAAACCACTGGAGCAATTGTTTGTGTTGGCGCTTGTCCTGCATTGACGTTACCGGGTCCTATTACTCCGGATCCTTCATCGCCTGCTGCTTCTCCAGTTTCTCTGTTTACACCTGTGAGTCTGTTCCAGGGCTCGTGTGTGGGTAGCGCCGTACAAATACTATCCAGCGAGTTAGGCACACTCTGCCAAGCCAAGCCAGATAGACTGGCCTCGGCATGTGTATAAACATTTAACTTAGCGGGTTCATTTACAACTGCACCACCGCCGCTGTTAAGTAATATCTGCCCACCCACACAGGCCAAGGTACCTGCTTTAAAATTTCCTGTTTGACTGGCATATAAATTTAAATCGCCACTGCTGCCTACATTTACTCCTGCTCCATATATTGTTGTTTTACCTAGTGATCTGGAATTGAGCGTATTGGTTTCCATGTTAATAGCTTCAACACCGGTAATGTTCAGCTTGCCTTCTGCATTGATATTGATATTTTTATCGCTGTGAAGATTCATATCTCCTTGCGTTCTAATATTCAGGCCGCCGGCCGAAAATACATGCATCTGTCCGTTTTCTGCAAATTCGAGCCATACACTGCCTTCGCTGTTTGAAATATACATGACACGTTCTGTGTCATTCATTATAATTTGATGACCTGCAGAACTGCGTAGTCTAATTAAATTATCTACCCCGGCAATATCGCCATCGTCCATAACAAGACTGTGACCACCGCGTCTGGGTCCGCTAGGAAAGTCAGTTTCAGTCACTGTGCCTGCTTCAATTTTTTGTAGAAATGCTTCTTCTACTCCTTCTAAAAATCTACCCGGAGTGCTAATGCCAAAAACTGTGCTAGGACTTTCACGTTGACTGCTTGATGTTATAGCACCACGAACTCTATCTTTATCAAGCCCCTGCTGAAGAAATCTTCTATATTGATATTCGTGAACTGGCTTGGGATTGTTGATAAAATTTGCATTGATACTACCATTTACACTTTCATTGAATTCTGCCACAGGAACAGAACTAGCTTCACTAATTGTACCTTGCAGATCGCTGGCCGCGGTGGTCCTGTCTACAGCATTTCCTGCGGATGTGGCCGGTACCATGAAATGACTAACGATATTTGAGTGTACGCAGGCAAACCAATAGCCCCTATCCGGGTCGCCGTTGGCGAATACAACTAAAACTTGATTGCCTAAATCTGGTGGTACCATCCACATTCCGTACGAATGCAGGGTATCTGTAAAGGTGTTATTTTGTCCTTGATTTGGATTATATGTTGTTCCAAAGAAAGGACTGGCGTAGTTACAAGTTCTCCAATTTGAAGGATCATCCTCGTTACCACCTAAGTCCGGAACAAATAATTGAAGCCTTCCTGTTCTGGCCGGGTCAAGATTATTTTTTACGATACCGACCATAACAGCGGTATCAAATTTAACGCCAGGCGTACTGTCTCTGTTTGCCCAGTTAGGAATTTTGTTTACTAATCTTGTGTTGAGTGTCATAATTTTGATCCGTTAAGCCGGTGCAGCTCCTTTGTTTCTTAATTGTATTTCTATGTCTTGCTTACGTTTTTGTGCGTCAGCCAGTGTCTTGGTATTGACTGTAATAATATTTTGTTTTTTAGCAGGCTCGTCGTCAAACATTCCGCTATTGGCATTGTTTAATCTTCTTTGTGCGTTCCACTCAACATCCGATGCTTCTTTATATTGTTGTTGCAGATTGGCTATTTCAGGATCTTTGCTTTCCGCTCTCATTTTGCTTCCATCAAATTCTACTTTTTTTGCTTCGCCGGTAGTGGGGTCAATCTTTTCAGTTGTTATAGTAGTTTTGTTGTCTATAGCAGAAATTTTAGCATTTAAATCTGCGCTGTCATTGGCTTGTATTCTTGTTCCTCTATAGTTGTAAAGTCCAGTGTTAGGGTCTCTAGTGACACCGCTAGGTAGATTGTTATTATCAATATTTTTTGATCCTGCCGGTGCACTGTTCTTTGTGCCGTCAACCGGAGGACTAGATTCGGAGGCCACACTAGGATTAGTGGCTTCTTTGTTACTAGGTATAGTTCCTGTTTTATCAAGTGCAGCTTCTTTGGCCTGTTCGTCGGGAGTTTTAGTAGGACCAAAGGCAGCAACTTCGTTAAGTTTGCTTTGTTGTTGCGGATCTGAATTTGTAGTGCTGCCTGCCTGAGTTGTTTCTTCTTGTCTAGTACCGGTAATTGCCGCCACCACAGCTTTCTGAGTTTGACTGTAACTGGCATAAGATTCTTCTCTAGGAGGCAATGTAACGCCCGATTGCACAGTTGCATTGGCTTGTATTGAATTTAATTCGCTTTGTCCTGTTTTGGTTCCAGCATTTTTTTCTGATCGCTGTCTTATACTTTCTGTTACTTGTTCTTGCACTGTTGCGTTTTGTATTCTTACCATTTGTAGTGTTTGCTCGAACTTGCCTTGACTAAAATTATTATCTACACTGACTATCATGTAAACTCCAGTAAAGCTAGAATCTAAGTATTCTTTCTGTACTGAATCTAATTGTCTTAATCCTCCGGTTTCCAAGTCAATATCAACTGGTGTTCTAAATCTTACATAGCAATAGATTGTGCCCCTATCTGTCATTATACTGCCGTTAGGACTATATTTTGCATCTAGACCAGGATGATTTTCTGTATTAGGGCTGTAATAAATATCGTCTTGTTTTATAAAATCCGGGTCGCCTACTATCTTCAAATTTAGATTAACCATGTCACCGCCCTGTGAAGTGTACAATGTATTCAATACATCAGCTGCGGTTTTAACTTTTATATTTTGATTAGAATGAAACCCGCTGTTGTTTTGACTGGCCACTACAGTAATAATTTTGTTAGGTTGAACAGTGTTGACGACCTGATTGGGTATTTTAGTAAACTTTTTTTGTTTTGTATTCGAAGCTTTCTTTTTATCTAAAGCTTTTTCTTGCGAATTTGCCAGAGCCTGAGTATTTTGTTGTAATACCGCTACCTGTGTATGAAATGTACTTTTAAAATTTATTTCCAAGTCTAATATATCTAAATTTTCTCCGGTATAAATGTATTCGTATTTTTTTCTAATATCTTTTAAAACTGCCTCGGCATCGGCTTGAACCATCTCAGGATGCTGATGATTATGAGCCTCACATTTTATAATACTGAATGTAATCAATTTTGACCACTTGTTGAGTTTGTAATCAAAATCTTTCAATTCTATTCTAGGAATAACCTTAAATAAATCTACCTGTTTTTTTTCCTGTTTTTTTTCTTTATCGCTATCATTTTTGCTGTCGTCCCGAAGTTGATCTGTGACATATTTGCTGGATCTAATAACTTTATTAATTATTTCTAATAAATTTTCGCCGGCCTTGACATTAAATTTAGAAAAATTTTCGTTAGGACCAGCAGCCGGTGTTTGAGCATTTTTCCTTGGTACCTTACTATTTGCCGATTGTTTAGCGTCTTTGGCATCTTTAGGATTAGACATGGGTCTATTACTAACTGAATTTGTGTCCGCTTGTACTATTGGACTTTTTTTAATTTCTGGATCTATTTCAAATCGAATTTCAGTAGGGTGTTGAATAGCTTCAATATCTTTAAGGAATAGTTGATGCAAGTTATAAGCCTGTGTATAACTTTTTGTTCTAATAGCTGTAGTGTAGGCGGCTTCTAATTCTTTAACTTGTTTTTCTTCTTCGGCAGTTAGCTTCTGGTCTTTTCTTTCTTTTGCTCTTTTTTGAATGGATTCTTTCTTTTCTCTTTGCTGCTGTCTTTGTTGTAGTGCTTTTCTAAAATTTGCATCGTCTTTGCCAGAAGCAAAAAAGTCGCCTACGGTTCTGGCTGTGACTTCAAAATCAGTCGGCGTAGATGCAACTGATTGATCAAATGCTGAGTGATTGTATGCTGTTGCTACACAGGTATAAGTTGTGCCACCAACACCAACTTTGATGTCCATTGTCTGAATGTTAATTGGTAGATATTTTGTAATCTTGGGAATAGGATGTACAACATCTCCTCCGTCAGTATTACCAAAAAAATCTAATTGTAGCACGTATGGATTTTCTGTGTAGTTAGGTTGATTGATTCTTTTTGATAACATTAATAATCTGTTAACTAAAGTCAATCCATATGGCTCTGTAATTGTAAAATCAAATTTAACAGCATTACTTCCTCTAGTTTCAGAGGTCATTCCCATGATAGTTTTTATAGCAATGTCATCAATATAAAAATCATCTTTAAATTCAGGAGGACGATTAAAAGCATAGGGATTTTTAGCGTCTCTTTCTCCCCAACGTCCGCCACTTGCTATTAGAGTATAGGCTCCTTTAAACCACTCCATGCCTTTGGTCCCTCTTGCCAATAGATTGTATGCTTCGGCTGTTAGTACGTGGAGACTGAAACCATAGGTATAAGTTGCATAATCGTTTAACGGATTATAGGTAATACTATAAATTTCTTTTTCAGTTTTGGCTTGTTTTTCTTCTAGGCCAGCGCCACCTGGATTGTTGGCGTCGTTTTTAACTCCCGATCCTACAGACTGCTGGGCAAGTCTTTCTCTTACTGCTCGTTGTGTTTCTTCGTAGGTCAGTGCAGGCTCGGAACTTTTGGCAGGAGTTTGACCATTACTTAATGTAGGCGAATTAGTAGGCGTTTCAGTAAAAACTGGCCCGCCTCCGGAATTGGGAGCTGTACTAGGTTGACCTTGTGCATTAGCACCAAATGCTGCAACAGGACCAGAGTTTGTGGTAGGCCCAGAGCTTTGTACTACTTCTTCTTTACTGTCTTGACTAGGTATATTTTTATTTGCTAGGGCGTGTTTTTCTCTATCGCTGAGAGGTTCAGCATTAGTATTTGAACCTGCATTTGTGCCTGTTCCGTCAGCTGCTTTATCTAGTTTTTGATTATCGGCCGCTGTTTGGCTCTTGGCAGTCTGACTTGCGTCTTGCAGTAACCTAATTTGATAATTCACCTTCCCTAGTGCTCGATCATTTAATGCAGAACGTCTTTCCCAATCCTCTAATGCAGCTCCTGTGAGGAAATCTCGTCCGCCGCGGGCCGATCCAAACTCTCTAGATAGAGATTCTTGTTCTGCTAATAGTCTTGCTCTTTCAGCTTCTAATTGTGCTAGTGTAGCCATGTGTTATAAACCAAGATCTCGATCAATTGTAGTTTTTTTTGGAATATAAATTCTAACTCCCGGAAGAAAATCAAAAATAGGATCTCTAATTACGTTTGGATTTCTCGCCGCAAACACCCACCATAAGTTGGCATCACCGTATAGGTCAAATGCCAATAGATCAGGTCTGTTGCTGTAAATCTTGTCTATTTCGTAGTACACATCATCAGATAATTTAGATATTTGTCTAAAGTTAATTATATCTAAAAATTGTCCGTAAAGTGTAGTTGCAAAATAGGGACTTGTTTTTGAATATTCTACTGCCATTAGATAAACCCTCCTCGTCCTACCAGTAACTCGCCGCTGGCAAATCTGTCCAAGTTAAAATCTTCGTGTACTGTTTTTCTACTGTATACTGGTTGTAGTGTTACACTCAAAGTGCTATTGGTTGGTACTCTGGTTACAGCAGAATTTAACAGTGCAATCTCTGATTTAAATTTGCCTGAGCCATTCGCAAAACCTGTAGGATCAACTTCGTCAAGGAAATGACTTACTTCTAAATAGTCAACGTCACCGGGCATGGTCTGCTGGAACGAAGTAATTACACATGGCACTGTTGGAAAAATGTATTTGCCGTATCCGTTTAAAAAAACCAAAGGTGGTGGACTGCCAGCTAAGGGTTGTTGATTGGTTTTTCCAAAAAACATTTTTGTACAACTTCTAAAAAACGCTACTGCTGCCAATAGGTATTTTCCTTCTTCAGGAGTTTGTACGCTGAATTCGCCCTGTACAGTAATTGCTTGCACTTCGCTGCCTTCGTAGTAATAATTCGCATAATTAGAGTGAGTCAATTTTTGTTCGCTGTATCTAGCAGTATGGGCTACACTTATTGAAGGGGTATAGGGAAACACCACACCATTGGTTCCTCGTAAAACACCTTGAATACCGGCTGTGTTGCTTTTGTAAAATAACTTAGATGAATTAGCCAAACTAATTCTCACACGCCAGTCGTCCTCTAATAGAGCTAACGTTGTACCGCGTTGTGTAGCCACAGCCACCGGAGTATCGCGATTTGGTAGTGTAGCCCCGGGCAGTAATCCGCCTTGGCTTAATCCAGCTGCATTTAATCGTTGTTGTGTAGGATCTCCGGCACCGCCTGTACCGGGCACACCGTTATTGGGACCAGGCTGTGCAAATGGATCTTTAAATCGATTGTCCGGCGTTGTATTGCTTTTTTGTTTTTTCCTGCTGGGAGATCTTGCAAGAATAAACTGGTCAGTTGGATCTCCCTTCCCGATCCACCTTTGATCGTCTGCAGATAAGTTGTCCCACGCCGCTGCTTTTTGGGCATTATTTGACCATGGGTTGGGCAGACCGCTGTTTGATACAGGAGGTTGATAGCCTGAGCCATCAAAAGAAGAAGTAGCCACTGTTGTTCCTAATAAATATAGTTCTACCAGTATTTATCGTGCCCTAAAATAGCATCATTTAATGATTTCCCGCATAAAAGGTTGACCATAGTGTTATAATTTTGTTAACATTATTACAGAATTAAAGGAAACCCACAGTGAAAGTAAACTATCTTAACAACAAAGATATACTCAAAGAAATACACAAAAGCAAAAATACCTACTGTAGTTATATTGGCCCAGAATGTGCTGATTATGATATGATAGTTGGTAATGAAAAACAAATTAACAAGAAAAATATCCTTCAAGCTCGCCGTAATCGTGCAGAAAGATTAGCCAAGTTGGCACACGAAGCTGCTACTGCTGCTGGTGGTGTTAAGCGTAAGCTCGATGAATTTGAAATCAAATATACTAAAATTCCCGAAACAGATGTAGTTTTTAGAGTAATGACCTGGGATCATGTTCCATTTGATGAAAGCAAAAAGAAAACAGTTGAAAAAGTAATCGATGATGACGAACCGTTATCAACCGAATACGACGATGTAGAACCTGTTGTACCGGCAAAATATACCAAATGTAATTTTCCTCCCTTCCAGCATTATAAAGTTAACGAATCAGGAGATCCTTATTGTGTAGGTAAAAGCCACTGGAAAGGGGACATCAATAGCGGAAAATTCAGTAAAGAACACGGCACAATGACCAACAAGCTAGCACACATGTTCATGAAGCTGTGCGAACGTTATGCTACACGAAGTAACTGGAGAGGATACACGTATAATGATGAAATGCGTAGTCAAGCCCTGCTTCAACTTTCCCAGATAGGACTACAATTTGATGAATCAAAATCACAAAATCCTTTTGCTTATTATACTGCTGCTATCACTAATTCCTTTACTCGAGTGCTTAACATTGAAAAGCGCAACCAGAATCTCAGAGATGATATTCTTGAAATGAACGG